TAGCGGTTGGCGAGGCAAAACCATTTCTTCCTACTTCATCGCCATGTATTAACAAGGCGCGATAGTTGCCAACTTCTACACGTTGAACATCATCAGGACAATCTTGCCAAGTTAATCGTTTTTCGCTAGATAATAACTGGCGCGCCAATTCGTAACACATGCGGTCAATGTTATCGCCACGCGGAACGTCTGCGCGCTTACTGCCAATTCTGCCGTGATTACCCCACTCTGCTACCACTATTACATTTTCATAGATAGTTAATGCTCGGCGCACAGTATCTACAATTAAACGACTTACATTTACATACTGTCCAAACAAACTGGAATCTATTTCGTGTAACTGTGCTGGATAGTTAAATAAGCCCTCTACCATATCCCCGCCAAACATAATTACAACATCTTTAACTGGGTGGTCGGCGCGCTGTATGTCTGTAATTCTGTGCGCTTTATCTATAAATGAATTAACGCGTTTGCGCATTACTTCGGTGTTATATGTGCTTGTTTTTTTACTGCCTTGCCAATCAGTTAAATGCCATAAAGCGCACTCTGTGTTTTTTTTACGTTTGTCGGCTACTGGCGCCGCTACATCTGTAACTGGACCCATAGCAAGTGTCGCGTCATAAGCCGCTTGCTTTGTGGCTTCTACTAATTCATCTGTGCGATTCTTGGAATCTTTTAATTGTTTTTGTGTGCGCACTAAGGCTTTACGTAATTCCACTACATCTTCGGAAGATATTTCGGCAGGAAGTTCCGATAAACGTTTGGCTAAAGTCATGTTTTTCTCTTTGCTACATCATAAAAGGCAGAACTTTGTGCGTGTTGTGTATATCCAAATTTATCTAACCAATTATCTTCATGTTCTGGATTATTAAATGCTCTTACTGTCTTAAAAGAATCCATCATTAATGCCACTTTGTATGGCTCAATAGATTCAATGCCTAATAATGCGCCCCATATCTTGCCGATTGCTACAAAATTAAAATAGAAATCGCCATGATACATTTCTCTTTCCTCAAGGATTTCTTTTATTTTTTTGTTGTGTTCAGACACCGACAAGTTCCTTTCCTGTGTCTAGCAATACTGTATTCGGCTACGCGCCAGCCTTCTTTACGTAAAGCAGAGGCAAGTGTTACGTCAGGCACTTTATTTTTAAGTGCTTGCAGTAATGTTTCTTTATCTTCCTTACTTAAACTATCCATTAACCGCACAAAAGCGCATACGTCATTGGCTTTGTATCTTACTTCTTCAATAGCCTTCTCTAAAGACATGCCAGAAGAATACCGCAAAGAGCGCCAAAAAGAGCGCGTGGCTTAGCCTTTACTTAAACAAGTTAAGCAAATTCTCCCGCGTTGATTAGGGGAGCGTTTGGTGTTTGCTGGCGTGTATTCATGCCCATTCTTACAATGTGTGCGAGCGCGCCGCCTTTTGGCATATAAAGAGCGTTCAATGTTTTTTGATTGCGGTATGGCTTGTAAATGATTTGGATTTACGCAACTTGTATTACGGCAGATGTGGTCTATAACTAAGCCAATCGGTATCTCGCCTTTGAAGTGGCGATAAGCCCATCTATGTGCTGTAACAGTTTTACGCCCATAGTCCGTAAAAACGCCGTAGCCGCTTTTTAACTTACTTGCCTGCCAAATCCAGCAACCATTCTCATCTAGTCTGTATTTGGCTGTAAATCGCTCTAATAGGGTCATTTGCGCCTCACCTGTGCCAGCAACAGGCTTCCCCTTCCTGTTGCTGGCTCAGCGTTATTTAGTTGTAACGGATATGCCGCTTAGAACGCGCCCTTGCCAAAAGCAGGGTCGTTTGGATTAACGGCACGAGCCGCTGGTCCAATTACGGCGATAAGTGCGCCAAGAAGAATCTTCTTAACGTCTGTTTCGCCTTGTGAAACAGCAAATGTAACTACCGCCGCAAATGTGCGTAGATAGGAAGCAAGTGCCGCTTTTAATTGGTCGTTCATGTTTCTCCTTATGGTCGGGCTACTGCCATAACAAGAGAGTAGGCGCGTTTCTTGCGAAAAACGCCATCTCCATTGCTCTGTGAGCCTTTTTTATCTGCGGCGGTATTGCCTTCTATACACCACAAATATTTGCCGTTATTTTTAACGACAATTCCCGTATGGTCGGGCTGTGCGTCATTATCAAATTGAAAGAAAACAATATCGCCAGCCTGTGCTTGTCCAACTGGTATTAGTTTATCGTGCTTAGCAAACCATTTTAAGCCAGCGTCGCAACTAGCAAAGCCTTTTCTAGTAGAAGCCGCAACGCTTTTACTTATTCCTGCCTGATTAAAACACCACGAAACAAACATGGCACACCATGGCTGATTATTCATGCCATACCAATCGCCATACATTGTGTCGTTATTTGTGCCTTCTTGATAGCCAATCTGTGATACGGCAATATCTGCCGCTAACTCTTTACTCATTTACGTGCCTTTCCTTTTAGAAGCAAACTATAAATTTCATCAATTCTTATTTCTAAATTATTAACTTTGGCGTCTATATCATTAACTTTATCCTTGATTGATGTGCCGCTATTTGGTTTCAATTCTGCCAAATAATATTTAACAAGATGGCGAACGCCAATAGAAAGTGCGCCAATTAGCGTAGTAACGCTTACGGCTAATCCAGCCCATTCGTTAGTGCTCATATCACGTCCAAGTAATAATGCGAACAGCGCCAGTGCTATCTACAATCTTTGCCTGATTGCTAGTTGTATTTAGCCATGCGTCGCCAATACGCGGGTTTGTAGGGTCAGATGTTACCGCAGGAAATGTAAATCGTGTAGCAGTTTCAAGCAAACGCAAGCGTTTTTCTAAATCGGAAAAAATAATGCGCAAATCCGCAGGTTGATTTATGTATGCCACGCGCGCCTCAATTCGTAGTTTGCGTTAATGTTAATGTTACACGTTCTGGCCCATCTTCACCAGGTTCCACATTTAACGCAACAATTCTATAAACTTCATCTAAAGTATCAGGAAAATTGCTGTCCGTAATACGAATACGCGCGTCATCGCCAATACCATAAGTTCCAAATATGGGTGTTTGATAGGCAGGGACTACTACCTTCATTGTTGTTGGTGGATAAGAAACGGCATTTACTTGCCCTAAAGCCAATTGGTCTAAGTATGCTTGGTCTGTTACATCGGAGTAATTACTTTGTTCTTCCAATAATGCCCAACCATCGGCATATTTTGTTGTATCTTCTTGAATTGAGATTAGTTTGCCTTCATTACTGCCAGCGCCAAGCGCATAAACTTTATTGGCGGCAATAGCGCCATCTTCAGGATATTCATATTCTACAATATTGCCGGGCATATCAAACATAATTGCTTCAGGATTAAATTGGTCATAAACAGTTCCGATACGCGGATAGCCAAGTGTTAATGTTTTACTTGGCTGACCTGAGCCGTTATACGAAACTGTAATATTAAAATCAAAACCATCTTCGGCGCGAGATAAATCTTGTAACGCATTATAGATAGTTTTTAATTCATATCTGTAATAATTGCGAGATAATAAAATGCCTGAAGTTTCTGCGCCAATGGCAACATTTATATTTCCATAAGGCTGACCTTGCGCATACGATACTAAAGTTTGTGCAATAGATAGTTGGTCTATATTAGTAAAAGTTATATCTTGGCTAATTCGCCTGCGTTCAAAATAACTTTCAAACTCGCGCGCCGCAATATTTAATGTTTGTGAAGTGGAGTTATATGTCCTACCCCAAATAATGCCACCCCAAACAAGTTCGCCATTTCTATCTACATAAATAGCGTTACGCGCTGGAATAGTTGAATCTTTGGCGTTATACACATCGGCATTTATGCCTGATAACAAAATACTTGCGCTTAATGTGCCAGCCTGATTTAACTGTTGCGTAAATTGAACAGAGGTAAATGGCAGTTCAGCAATTACTTCATTAGTTAATAAATCAGTAAGTAAATAGCGGTATGTCGTAGTCATACGCTTTACTTCTTATCTGTCGGCGTATCTCCAATGGCTTTTGTTTCTTCAACCACTTCAGCCTCAATTATGTTTTCGGGTTGTAAATGAAGCGGTGTTGAAAATGTTTGATTGATAAATAAATCGCCAATAGAAGGTAAGTCAGGCAAATCAGTTACATCAACCAAATTTAAGCCTTCAATTTCAAGATTTTTTTCAGGGTGGTCAATAAAATTAACCACATGAAATCCTTGTAGAACAGCATATTTTTTCACTGGTACCACCTTACTATAACTACGCCTGAGCCGCCGTTTCCGCCTCGCTTATTAGTAGAAAATTGTCCTGCTACGCCAGCGCCACCGTTGCCAGTATTATTTAATCCATCAATATACGGGTCATTTGCAGTTGAAAGCGGAGTGTATGCGGTTGATGGCGAACAAGCCGAAGCGCCTGTTCTAGTATAGCCAATTATATCGGCATAATTGGAAGCGGACTGCCAGCCTCCGCAACCACCTGTTCCATAAGTTCCGTAACCGCCCCAACCAAGAACATTTACGCCAGCGCCGTTTCCACCCCAATCTATCAGTTGGGTCATGTCGGAAGGACTGGCAGTATTTAACACAAACGCTCGGCTTCCATCTCCTCCCGCTCTCCCTAAAGCATAAAGAAGTTTCGTGGGGGTTTTAACATTAGTGGCCCATAAGCGATTGTATTCACTACTGTTAGTCACTAAGCCAGTAGTCAAAAGACTTTGCGTGTTAAACGCGCTACTCAAAGCGCCACCACCGCAACCGCCAAACTGTATGGTAGTTCCTCCGCCTGTGGAGCCGTAAGCGGCAAAACCACCGCTAGTGTAACCTTGCGTTCCGGGGTATGCGGAAATTGTGGTTATAGCCGTGCCAAGACAAACACTCCAACCGCCACCGCCGCCAGCCGCATAAACAAAATTTGGGTCATTAGCAACTACTGTTTGAGATTGAAAAGGAACGCCAAGCCATTCGTATCCACTTGAATAACCGAAAACGCCAATTGTTTCGGTTGTGCTTGCAAGATTAGCAAATAAAGAGCAAAGATAATGATTGCCCGAAATGGCATTTGTAGAAGTCCAAGAAAATCTAGCCGATACGCTACCTGCTGGCGGAGTTGCTGTTAATGTTGCGGCGGTCCAAGTGGCACTTGAAACAGTAGGAATTGTGTAAGTGGTAAATACATTTGAGCCAGTAGATGTGCCAGCCGCATTGTAATAATAAACACGACATTGAACTGTTTGCGCATTTAGGTTTCCAGTATAAAAAGCATAACTAAAACCAAATCTGTGCGAAACGCTTGCTGTTACTGAAAAGTATTGCGAGTAGAGGGCATTTGCGCCTGAAGCACTAAGATTTGCTCGCGTCATAAATGTGCCTAGATTTGGCGACACAACGCCATCAACTGTAACTGGCGCTTGGCGCGACATGCTCGTAGTTAGAGTTTCAGGAAGGTCGTTTACCGCCGCGGATTGTGAAGACAATCCAAAACTTGTGCCAGGGTCAGGATATAAATTTGCGGTTGTATATGCGCCGAAAGATGAATAACTGCCAGCCTCAGCAAAAAATTTATCGTTAGTGGTAGAGCCTTGACCGCCAGCGCCAACAACAACAGTTTGATTTCCTTCGTTTAATATGGAAATTGTGCGTTGAGTGACTTGAGCGCCACCGCCACCGCCAGTAATGTAAAAATTAGTATTAACGCCTGAAGCATCAATAGCGTTTCCGCCACTACCGCCACCGCCAACACATAAAACTTCAATTTGTCCGTTGAAAGTAGATGACGATGGATAAGTGAAAGTGCCGCTAGATGTAAAAATTTGCTCGGTAAGAGTTCCAAGTTGAACTGTGCCGCCTGTGGCTGGAATTGTAGATGAACCCATTACACTATCTCCACTCCGCTAATATGAAAGTTAATTGTAACGGCTGAAGCCAAACCAGCAATAATTTGAGTAGCGGCAAGAACTTGTTTTAAGTCAATAAAAGTAGTTGAGTTAGCCGCAACGCTTACTGTCGTGGCAATAGAAACGGCATTGAGAGTTAATGTAAATGTGCCTGCCGTAGCCGCAGTATTAGTAACCGCTATATTGGAAACAATAGTAGTTGTTGCGGCGGGAACTGTGTAAAGAGTTGTGCTTCCTGTGGAAGCCGCGCCTCTAAATAAGACTTTTGGTGTTGTTGCCATTTACATTGCTCCCATCAAGAAACAGGTTAATTGTTGAAGTGTATCATCACTAAGGTTTAGAGCCACAGAACCGCTAGAGCCGCCACCGCTCAAACCCGTTCCAGCCGTGACCGCGGTAATGTCGCCAACAGGCAAGTTTGTCGTAATAGTTACACGTAAGTCTGTTATATTTGCGTTAAGAATAGAAGTGGCGCCTGCGGCAACACTTATAGTTGCCAACTCTAAGGACATTACTGGCGTAGCGGGAGCAACAGGCGAACCTGCTGGTGTTCCTGTTAAAACTTGAAAAGCAACTGTGTTACTTACGCCTG